CCTCAAGGTATAAAGAACTGCAAGACAGATTAGAAGATGCTACTATAATGACTGCTAAAGAGCGTTTAGAGTACCTTACAGAAGTGATTATGGGATTGCAGGGCGAAAAGATTATACAGATGGTAGACGGCGAAGCAATCGAAGTAGAAATGCCTACCAGTATGAAGAATAAATTAAGTGCTATTGACTTGATGAATAAGATGCAGGGCGAGTATGTAACCAAAGTAGAAGGGAATGTATCAGTTAAACTTGAGGACTTGTTATGAGTTATACAGCCGATTACCTGATCCAAAAGCGTAAAGAGAAGTGGGAAACCACACATAGCATTGAATTTGACAAGAAATTAAGAATAGCCATAGCAAACGAACTGACAAGCAACAATAATTTGCTATCGGAAGTAAAAACATTCCCTGAAAAGCTAATAGAACTGCTGTTTATTGTAGTAGATAAGAACCAGCAGACAATGCCATTCTTTTTGAATGACGTACAATACGAATTTATAGAAACGCTTAATAAGGCAATAGAGGACTTTAATATAGGCAAGATAACAAATATATCAATGCTTGTGTTGAAAGGTCGCCAGCAAGGCTTTACGACGCTTATAACGGCATTACAGCTTGCCTACAGCATAACAAGAAGGAACTTCCAAGGGTTCACGCTTGCAGACAGAAGCGACAACGTGGAAGCGATATTTCAAAATAAAGCCAAGTATCCATATTCACAGTTGCCTGATGCGTTAAAACCTACAGAGAAATTCAATAACAGACGGCAGTTGTTGTTTGAAAAGATTAATAGTAGTTGGGCAGTCGATACAGCGACAAAGGATGTAGGACGTTCAAGAACAGTAAACTTCTTTCATGGTTCGGAATGTGCCTTTTGGAAAGACGGCATAAGCCCTGTTCAGGGTGCGTTGGGAGAAGCATTTACAAAGAATTGTATTAAGATATACGAAAGTACAGCAAACGGATATAACGACTACAAGACCATGTGGGATAGTGGCGTACATATTAACTGCTTCTATGAGTGGTGGAAAACAAAAGAATATAGAGTTGCTATTCCCAGTGAAGATATAAAGGACGCCTTTATAGACAGTATAGAGAAGAAAAACGATTGGATATATGAACGCCTAAGATGGTTAAGGGATGAAAAGAAACTGGATATAGAACAGCTATACTGGTATTACAAGAAGTTTGAAGGGTATATTGATAAGCGGTTAATAAGGCAAGAATATCCTTGTAGCCCTCACGAAGCTTTCTTACTATCAGGCGACAATGTATTCGATACAGAAGCATTACTTGCACGTTTAGAAGTTATAGAAAAGCCTTTAAAGGTTGGTTACTTCACATATGACTATGACGGACTATCAATTACTAATATTAAGTGGGTAAACGATAGGAATGGATATATAAGCATATACCAATTACCGAATACACCAACAATTACGAAATATGCAATCGGTTGTGATACGGCAGGAGAAGGAAGCGACTATTTTGTTTCCCATGTAATAGACGCAAAGACAGGAATACAGGTTGCAAAGCTGAAACAGCAGTTTGATGCGGATCAGTTTACAAAGCAGGTGTATTGTTTGGGTAAATACTACAAGGATGCTTTGGTAGGTATTGAAGCGAACTTCGACAGCTTTCCAATTATGGAACTGCAAAGACTTGGTTATATGAATCAGTTTGTAAGAACAGTTCAGGACACCTATACAGGAAAGACAGAAAAGAGGTTCGGTTTTAAGACTACCAGCCTTACAAGACCTACAATCATTTCTAGATTGATAGAGATAGTAAGAGAGCATTGCGACACCATAAACGACAAAGAAACACTGGAAGAACTGCTAACCATCATCCGTAATGAGAAGGGACGTATTGAAGCACCTGAAGGCGGACACGATGACGAAATGATGTCGCTTGCAATAGCACATCACATAAGAGAGCAGGTAGTATTTATTGAAGAACCTATAGTTGTCAATCCGCAGTATCATTTCAATGTGGAGAAGTTTAACGAAACACAACATGATTTTGGCGAACAGATAACGATTGTATAAGGGGGATATATGGAAACCATTTTAATAATTGCAGTAGTAGGCATACTCAATGCAGTGTGCTTTTTTATTGGTGCAAAAGTAGGACAGAGTGTATCAAAGGGCGAAAAGATAGAAGCACCAAAGATACCTAGCCCTGTAACAGCGTATAAGGCTCATAGAGAAGCGAAAGAAGCAGAAGCGGAGAAGAATAGGCTGGACGTAATTCTATCGAATATAGAGAAATATGACGGCACAGGAACAGGTCAGGAAGATGTGCCAAGGTAAAGTGAGGTGGGATAATGGATATTAAAGAAATACAGCAAACAGATATTTGGGGCTTGTATGAAAAAGGCAGAAACTATCACAGAATGACTGGAATCTATACTGATACAGACCGCAACTATCGTATGTATGGTGGCGATCAGTGGGGTGGTGCTAAGTTAGGCGACGTAGAACCAGTACAAAAGAACTTCATAAAGCCCATAGTTAAGTACAAAGTGGGCGTAATTCACGACAATTTGTATGCCATTGTCTTTAGTTCACAGAACTATGAAAACAGAGAGTTCCACAAGGAAGCAGAAAGGTATTGCGATATGCTTAACCGATACGCTTCAAGAGTGTGGGAAAAAGACAAGATGGACTTCAAGGGCAGAAAGCTTACAAAAGATTCTGCAATTAACGATGAAGGCATTATGTATGTCGACTTTGACACAGAAAAGATGCTTCCTGTCAATGAAATTGTAAAGAAGAATGACGTATATTATGGCAATGAGAATGACGAAGACATCCAAAAACAGCCGTACATCCTCATTAGAAAGCGTATGCCTGTATCAAATGCAAGAGAATTTGCTATTGCAGAAGGTTTAAGCGAAGAAAAGTCGTATTTCATCGTTGGCGATAACGATACCTTTGAGGAATCAGGCGAAAGTGCAAAGCTTGAACTTGATAACATGGTAACTATCGTTTACAAGTTCTACAAAAAGGATAAAACAGTGCATTTCTCATGTGCTACACGCTGGGTTGACATTGTAGAGGATGTAGACACAGGTTTAAGTCTTTATCCTATTGCACATTTCAATTGGGAAGAAAAAGAAGGCTCGGCAAGAGGAGAAGGCGAGGTAAGATACCTTATTCCTAACCAAATCGAAGTAAACCGAACCGAGTTAAGACGAGTAATTACAGTTAAACAGCAGGCATATCCGCAGAAAGTGGTTGATGTTAGCAAGATTTCAAACCCTACAGACGTAAATACAGTAGGTGGCATCATCAAAACCAACGGACAGCCCGTAGACGATGTAAATAAGGTAGTAGGAACTCTTACACCAGCACAGATGTCGCCTGATGTTAAGCAGTTGCAGGACGATTTAATTCAGGTTACAAGAGATTTGGCAGGTGCAGGAGATATTGCTACAGGACAGATTAACCCTGAAGAAGCAAGTGGACGTGCTATTTTGGCAGTTCAGCAGGCTTCACAGTCGCCTATGACGGAACAGAAGGAAAGCTACAAGAACTTCATTGAGGATATTGCAAAGATTTGGCTTGAATATCTCATTGTACATTCGGTTGATGGCATTAACCTTGAAGAAGAAAGTGTTGATCCGACGACTGGAGAGGAAATTGTACAGGTTGTAAATGTGCCACAGGTTACATTACAGCAGTTGCAGGCGTTTGTTAAGGTGGATATTACACCAAAGGGCGTATATGACAGATTCGCACAAGAGCAGACCATTGAAAATATGCTCTTGCAGGGCTTATTAACAGCACAAAGAGTAGGCGAATTAGCAATATATGCGGAACTCTTGGACGATGACAGCGTAGCACCTAAAGAAAAGATTAAGGAAGCTGTAGAACTCATTAGAGAAGAACAGGCGAGAATTGCAGAGATTCAGGCACAGGCACAGGCAATGCAACAGAGAGCAAATATGTTCCTTATGGAAGATGCAGACGCACAGGCACAGCAGATGGCAGATGCACAGATGCAGTTACAGAGTGCAGAAATGCCCATAGAAGGAGAAGAAATGGCAGGGGTGGTATAAAACTACCCTTGCAATATAAAACCGTTTAAAAAGCCTTTTAACAAGGGCTTTTTTATTTTGTCCGAGCATTGATGACATTAAAAGCACATGGAAACAGTGAAGCAAACACTAATCAAAAAATAGGAAAGGAGTTTCGTATGAGCGAAATGGAGAACCTTGCGTTAAATAACGCTGAAAACGTGGAAGCAACCACAGAACAAACACAGGCACAGCCTGAAAAGCTTTACACAGAAGAAGATTTCAATAAGAAGTTGGATGAAGTGTTAAGCAAGAAAATTGCTCGTAATACAGCAAAGATTCGTAAGGAATACGAAAGAAAGTACGGCGAATTAGAGAACGTATTAAAAGCTGGTACAGGCAAGGAAGATGTAGAGGAAGTAACAAGCACCTTTAGACAGTTCTACGAAGGCAAAGGAATACAGATTCCGAAAGAGCCTTCTTATTCTGCAAGGGATATTGAAGCCCTAGCCAAATCGGATGCAAGCGACATTATCAACGCTGGTCTTGATGATGTAATCGAAGAAGTAGACCGTTTGGCAGACATCGGCTTAAACAATATGACTGCTAGAGAAAAAGCAGTTTTCAAAGAGTTGGCAGAATACCGCAAGAGTGCGGAACAGACTAAGGAATTGTCTAAACTCGGCGTAACAGAGGATGTTTACGCATCAAAAGAGTTTAAGGAATTTGCTAATAAGTTTTCTTCTAATACACCTATTACAGAGATTTATCAAATCTACAACAAAATGCAACCTAAAAAAGATGTAAGAACAGCAGGAAGTATGACTAATACAAATGCACCTGACAATGGGGTAAAGGACTTCTATACAAGGGATGAAGCCTTACAGTTCACAAAGAAGGACTTTGATAAAAACCCAGCACTGTTTAAAGCAGTAGAACAGTCAATGCACAAATGGTAATGCTTCCTAGTATGAAAGGAGAAAAATCATTATGGCAGTAACAAATTTTATTCAGTCAATTTGGAGTAAGAAGATTCAGGACGACTTGGAACTCAAGTGTAAGTTGGTAGACAACTGCTTGAGAGATTACGAAGGAGATGTAAAGCACGCACAGTCTGTAAAGATTCTTGGTGTTGGCGAGCCTACTATCGGTGCTTACGATGGTTCTAAGGATATTACCATCGAAGAAATGAGCGACAGAGGACAGGTATTAACCATCGATCAGGCTAACTACTTTGCTTTCTACGTTGATGATGTAAATCAGGCACAGTCCGTTCCTGGTCTTGCAGAGAAGTATCAGGAGAAGGCAGTACATGGTCTTGCAGTTGCTCGTGATACCTATGTAGCAAACCTTATTAAGGGTGCTACCAACGCTACCACCGCTACCAACTTAACTCAGGAAGCAGTTAAGGATGCTATCGACAAGGCTATTGTAGCTTTAAGAGAGCGTAACTTTGACGAGGAAGGCGTAATCGAAATTACCCCTGCGGTTTACAACGTATTCAAGAACTACTTAATTACCTTGTCTACCAATAACCCTGAACTGATCCGCAAGGGCGTTGTAGGTAAGTACGACGATTTCGACGTAGTTATGTCTAACAACATGGCAAAGGATAGTTCTGTAGCATACTGCGATATTCGTGGTAAGAAGGCTATTGCTTTTGCAGGACAGATTAACGAGGTTGAAGCTTTGAGAGCAGAAAAGCGTTTCAAAGACATCATTCGTGGTCTTGATACTTTCGGTGCAAAGGTTATTGACGAGAAGCGTATTCAGGTTGTTAAAGTGCCTTTGACTGCAACTGCATAAGGTGTAGCTTATGAAGAGAGTTAGAGTATTAATTCCATTCATTTTAGGCGATACTGGCGAACTCTTGAAAGAGGGTAAAGAGGTTGATGTAACCGCAGATCAGCTTTCGAGAATACAGGCAATCAGTCCTAACATGGTAGAAGTGTTGGGGGATGCAAAGAAACCTAGAGCGAAGAAATAAAGGAGTGGGGGAGAAATCCCCCATCCTTTTTGTGATTATATGAAAAGTCGTGTAATGACAAGAAGGAAGGAGTTTGAATCATGGAAAGATTTATTAGAAAACCTAGTATTGATATGCTTGCAGGCATTAGAGTAACCAAAGACACCGTATTAGATTATAGCAACGAGAATGTAGACCAGCACTTGAAAGATTTAGTGTTTGAATCTGTAACCACTGTAAAGGGCGAAGGATATACAAGCACATACATTACAACTATTCATTTGGAAGAAGGCGACATTCTTATCTTTGAAGAAGAAGGAAGGGGCTATATTAAGCCTGTAGAAGCATTTGTAACCGTTAAAGAAGCCGTAGAGGAATTAAAGTGTATTGAGGACTTATAAGGGGGTACAATATGACACTGCTTGAAATTAAAAAGAAAACATTACAGCTAATCGAAGAAATATCCGACAACGCAAATCTAACAGACGATCCCGATATTAAAGCAAAACTGAATAGTGTTATTAATCAGGTGCAATTTGAACTTGCGAGAATGAAGAAGATTCCTGCATATAAGGAAATGGAAGTAGAAGAAGGACAAGTAGTTGATATGAACACGCTTGACAACTTCTATCAGCTTAGATTATTGCGTTTTGATGGTGGTTACGAACTTATCGAGAACTTAGCTACTTTCTATGAAGAAGGCAAGGCAGTGATTTATTACTACAAGTACCCTGAAACAATTAAGGACGATACGCCTGATACATACGAATTTGAATTATCGCAGGATGCTTTAGAGATATTGCCTTATGGCGTAGCAAGCGATTTGCTTAAGAGCGATGTATCAACAAATTACGGTGCTATTTATTCACAGCGTTATGAACTTATGTTACAGCGACTTGATCCTCGTTATTCGATGGCAAGTTTCACTATTGAAGGGGGCGTGAATATTTAATGGCAATAGGCGATTTAGTACCTAGAGTATATGCTTCCTTTCGTGGCGTAGATTTTAGGGGCGAAGAAATCAATCTACAGAGAAGCCCTGACAGCTTGAATGTATGGAAGGACTACAAAGAAACAGAGAGTATTCGTACACGCCCTAAAATGGCGTTAAAAGAAGCATTTGACAATACTGT